AGCGTCAGCGATAACAGGATCAGCGTCATTCAGGCGTTGGAGCAGGCGCAGGCTCGAGTGCAAATTGGTATGGCAAAAACAGACGATATCGTTGATGTAGAACCTAAGTAATATGTGGATATCTTATTGCTGTAAGTTGTTGATCTATATGCTCTCTTACAGTTTGCTTACAAAAACAGTTTAACACGATGATTATTATGTTAACTCAACTGTGGATAACTAATGGCAATATGACCAACAAACAGGCATATTGCAGTTATCCACAGGGCGCTGTGTCTAACCATCGACAGATTGAGTCAAAATCCTGTGGATAACTTTGCGGATGTGCCAGCTGGTGCCCATGGCCACCCTGCCAATTTTTCGGGCGGGGGGGGTAGGGCCGGCGGGAAAGGGCGCCGGAACGGGTGCCCCCGCACACAATTTTTTATTTTTTTAATGTATATTTAGCCCATGCCGATTTACAACAACGCCCTCACCCAGCGCCCAGCCAATCGATTGGCTTACCAAGAATCTATTGGCCCTGTGCCGCGCAATGAGTATTTGGGTGCGTTGGCTGATTTCTTAGCGCAGAGTTATTCGCCTGAACGCACACAGCAGATGCAGGGTGTATCTAGGTTTTTATCGGTTCCTGCAATTAGCGAGACATTAGACCGGCTTTCTTATGACGAGCCATTGACAACTGGTGCTGGTGGTTTGGGAGGGACTACACGCATCAGGCCCGAGGCGTTGGAAGCTGCTATGGCGGTAGCACCTACAGCAAAGCCTGTGACTATGGCGACATTGCAGGCGGCAAGAGCTGCGAGACAGGCGGCGTTAGCTGGTGGCCGAGCTGGTGAGCGTTACGCTGAGAGGGTGTTGCCAGGCATCATGGAACGTGGTGGGCTTGGTGCTGACATTTTGCAGGGTATGGCTAGTCAACCATCAAGGGTTTTGCCTCAAGCTGGTCGCAGTGGCTATGGTCAATTTGATCCTCGCTATGACCCAAGAGTTTTAGAGCAGGCCAGAATGCAGGCAATGACACGCAATATTCAATTAAACCCTAATGCACAAAATGCCCCAACAGTTTCTTTGGCCGACTTTGAGGGTCGCCCTTTTATTACAAGTATGTCAGACCGTACTGCTGCGGGTGGCAACTTAATTGGCATTGACAACGTGCAATTTAATCGCCCTGTTGAGTTGCGTGGTGGTCAAGATTTCATGTTTAACAATCCTGGCTTAGTTTGGTCATCGGGTCAGGGGCCAGCTAAAGCGTTGATGAAATATGCGGATGAAGTTAAGGATGTAACTGGACAAAATCCAATTTACTTGCCTTACCGTATGGCTCCTACTGGTGGTGACTTTGCCCAAATGACGGGCGAAACGATGTTGTCCTACGCTGATGCATCAATGGGCAAGATGCAGAAAAAAAGGTTTGACAGGGCTATCAAGGAATTTATTCCTGATTGGGCTGGTGTGTCTGATCCAGCAAGTGTTAAGCAATTTAGAGAATTGCCTGATTCAAAGCGTAAAGCTATGAAAAATATGATGGATACGCAATTTAGAAATGAAGGCGGTTTAAATATTGGTGGCGCACGGTTGTCGGTGTCTGACCCTGCTCAATTGGCAGCGCAAGAAGGTGGTGTGCAGAATGTGGGTGAGATATTTGCCGGCAGACCAATTCTTCAATCTACACATCCAGCTTATCCAGGCGGTGTGCAAGGCCAAGGTATTGGCACTTTGTCGCAAGACCACAATATTTTTGAATTGTTGCCTGGCGTAGTAAAGGCAAGAAAGATTGCCGACCCACAAAATCCTAGTCCTGCTGATCTAAGGGCAATGCAGATGCGCCCTTACGCTGGCGTGATTACTAATCAGTTGCTTAAGCGCCTTGGTTACTAAACAAGAACTTTGGATCAAATTTGCTTGCAAACTTTTCACTGTACCGATCAGCCAAGAATTTTCTAACTGATTCTTCAGTAACCGACTCTATGCCGCTAACAACACAGCGAGTTTCATGCAGGCCAAGAGCTTCAAGCATTTTGGCTGTCATCTTGACTTCAGTGTTGACAATTGGGGATAGGGTCATGATGTCATTTTACTCCTTAAAGGCTTAGATGCAAACCACAATCTACAAATCCGAAGAAGAGCAAAAGCTGATGGTGGAGCTTTGGTCACCGGCCATAGCTGATGATCCGGAGGCTTTTGTGCTTTTTGCTTTTCCTTGGGGTCAGAAGAATACGCCGCTGGAGAAGTTCACCGGCCCACGCAAATGGCAGAGGGAAGTCCTACGCGACATTACCACCCACATCAAAAAGCAAAAGGGTTTGATTGACTATGACACCATCCGCATGGCCGTGTCATCTGGCCGTGGTATTGGCAAAAGCGCCTTAGTCTCTTGGCTTATCTTGTGGATGTTGACCACCCGCATTGGTGGAAGTGTTGTTGTTTCTGCCAACAGCGAGAACCAGCTGCGATCGGTGACATGGGCCGAGCTGACCAAGTGGGCGGCCATGCTCATCAATAGCCATTGGTGGGAAATAAGTGCTACCAAACTGGTGCCAGCGCAATGGTTGACTGAGCTTGTGGAGCGTGACTTGCGTAAGGGTACGCGGTATTGGGCTTGCGAGGGTAAATTGTGGAGTGCTGAGAACCCTGATTCTTACGCTGGTGTGCACAATCAAGACGGCATGATGCTGATTTTTGATGAATCCAGTGGTATTCCCAACCCAATTTGGGAGGTTGGCGCTGGATTCTTTACAGAAAACACGCCGGACAGGTACTGGTTTGCATTTTCCAACCCACGGCGCAATGAGGGCTACTTTTTTGAGTGTTTTCACGCCAAACGGGACTTTTGGACATCTCGGATTGTGGACGCCAGGACGGTTGAAGACACTGACAAGTCGGTCTATGAGCAGATTATTGCTGAATATGGCGAGGACAGCAGCCAGGCCAAGGTTGAGGTGTATGGCGAGTTTCCATCAGCTGGTGAGGATCAATTTATCAGCCCTTTGATTGTGGATGATGCGATGAAGAGGGCGAGATACAAGGATTTGACGGCGCCTATTGTTTTGGGGGTTGACCCAGCAAGGGGTGGCGCAGATTCAACGGTGATTGTGGTGAGGCAGGGTAGGGATATTGTGGCCATCAAGCGGTACAAGGGCGAAGACACGATGGAGATTGTTGGACGGGTGATTGATGCCATTGAGGAATACAAACCAACCTTGACTGTGATTGATGAGGGTGGTTTGGGGTATGGCATTCTTGACCGGCTGACAGAGCAGAGGTACAAGGTCCGAGGTGTTAACTTTGGCGGCAAGGCCAAGCACTCGCAAGCTTTTGGAAATAAGCGAGCAGAGATGTGGAACGATATGCGGAACTGGTTGAAATCTGCTAGTATCCCGTCAGATCGGCAATTGAAGGCTGATTTCACTGGTCCAACAAAGAAGCCAAATTCTTCTGGGACTATATTTTTGGAAGGCAAGAAAGAGATGCGAGCAAGAGGTTTAGCTTCACCGGATGCAGCTGATGCACTTGCAGTGACTTTTGCTTTTCCTGTGGCGCACAGAGAATACAAGGAGCCTGCAATGAGGCGAGCTTCTTCTCAAAGCGCAGTTACAACTGGATGGATGGGAAGTTAAATGGCAAAGAAAAATGTTTCTTTGTCAGTAGGTCGAGGCGAGAAGTTGCCAGTGTCCAAGGGCGCTGGTTTGACTGCCAAAGGGCGCGAGAAGTACAATGCGGCAACTGGCTCTAACCTTAAAGCGCCAGCACCTAACCCTAAGACCAAGGCAGACCAAGGCCGTAAAGATTCATTTTGTGCAAGAATGGGCGCTGTAGCGGCCAACGCCAAAGACGGCGAACGCGCTAAAGCAGCTCTTAAACGATGGAAGTGTTAATCATGGCAACCAAACCTGGCTTGTACGCAAATATTCACGCCAAGCAAGCACGTATCGCTGCTGGTTCTAAAGAGAAGATGAACAAGCCTGGCAGCAAAAACGCGCCAACGGCTAAAGACTTCAAAGATTCAGCTAAGACTGCAAAGAAAAAATAATGGATTACACAGGCATCGCCGCAGCCGGTGCTGTGGCCAACGGTGGCAAGGACAAGGACTCATCGTCCAGTGTCTTGGCAACTGCTCGCTCGCGTTTGGACATGGCCATTAGCGCATTGTCTGAATCGCGTGAAGATGAAATTGACGACCTGAAGTTTTACGCTGGCTCGCCCGACAATCGTTGGCAGTGGCCAGCAGATGTGTTGGCAACCCGTGGCGCGGTGCAAGGTCAAACGATTAACGCCAGACCGTGTTTGACGATCAATAAGTTACCCCAGCACGTAAGACAGGTGACCAATGACCAAAGGCAAAACCGCCCAAGTGGCAAAGTTATTCCAGCCGATGATCACGCAGACATTGAAGTCGCCGAAATCTTCAACGGAATGGTCAGGCACATTGAATACATTAGCGACGCAGATGTCGCTTACGACACGGCCTGCGAAAACCAAGTCTCCTACGGCGAAGGTTACATCCGCGTCCTGACTGAATACTGCGACGAAAACACGTTTGACCAAGACATCAAGATTGGCCGTGTACGTAACTCATTCAGCGTCTACATGGACCCGACGATTCAAGACCCAACTGGCGCGGATGCTAAGTGGTGCTTTATCACGGAAGACGTCACCAAAGACGAATACCAGCTGATGTACCCCGACTCCGCGCCCATCACCACCTTGCAAACGTTGGGTGTGGGTGACCAAAATTTGAGCCAATGGCTCACTGAAGACACCATCCGCGTCGCTGACTACTACTACGTAGACTACGACAGAGCAACCCTTAATATGTACCCTGGGAACGTGACCGCATTTGAAGGCACTCCAGAAGACAAAGAACTGAAAGCAATTTATGGCAAACCTAAAAGATCTCGTGAATCGGATCGTGTCAAAATTAAATACTGCAAGATTAACGGCTATGAAATTCTTGAAGAACGCGATTGGGCGGGGAAATACATCCCCGTAGTTCGCATTGTCGGCAATGAGTTTGAAGTAGATGGCCGTTTGTATGTGTCGGGCTTGGTGAGAAACGCCAAGGATGCCCAGCGTATGTACAACTATTGGGTTTCACAAGAAGCCGAGATGCTGGCCCTAGCGCCAAAAGCGCCGTTTATTGGCTATGGTGGCCAGTTTGAAGGCTACGAAAATCAGTGGAAGACTGCAAACACGACCAACTGGCCGTACTTGGAAGTTAATCCAGACGTTACAGACGGCCAAGGTGCTGTCCTGCCACTGCCAGCTAGGGCGCAGCCTCCAATGGCTTCCAGCGGTCTGTTGCAAGCCAAAGCAGGCGCATCTGAGGACATCAAAGCATCTACTGGCCAATACAACGCATCTTTGGGCATGTCGTCCAATGAAAGAAGCGGCAAAGCTATTCTTGCGCGTCAGCGTGAAGGTGATGTAGGCACTTACCACTATGGTGACAACTTGGCCCGTGGTGTACGTCATATTGTGCGCCAGCTCGTAGACTTGATTCCTAAGGTGTATGACACCCAGCGCGTGGCTCGCATCATTGGTATAGACGGTGACACCGACATGGTCAAGTTAAATCCTGACCAGCCTGAAGCCGTCAAGAAGATCATGCAAGACGACATATTGATCGAGAAGATTTACAACCCAAGCGTCGGCAAGTACGACGTGGTGGTGGCAACCGGCCCAGGCTACGCAACCAAGCGCCAAGAAGCCTTGGAAGCAATGGCTCAGTTGTTGCAGGGTAACCCCCAACTGTGGCAAGTGGCTGGCGACTTGTTTGTGAAAAACATGGACTGGCCTGGTGCCCAAGAGATGGCCAAACGTTTTGCCAAGACGATTGATCCCAAGCTTATGGAAGACGGCGACAAGTCACCAGAGTTGCAAATGGCCGAACAGCAGATGCAAGCGATGGGTCAAGAGATGGAGCAGATGCACCAGATGATCCAAAATGTTGGCAAGTCAATCGAGGTGCAAGAGCAGCAACGCAAAGACTTTGAAGCCGAAGTTAAGATGTACGAGGCCGAAACCAAGCGGATCGCTGCGGTGCAAGCTGGCATGACCGAACAACAGATCCAAGATATTGCGATGGGCGTGGTTGCGGCAGCTTTGGAATCGCAAGAGATGATGAACCAAATGCCTGAAATGCGTGAAGAGCCTATGGAAATGATGCCACCACAAGGAATGCCACAATGACACACAAAGCCGCTGATTTTTTAGGCTTGCTGTTTTTGGCGCGGGACGTTGCCCATTCTGTGCATTTGAACACTCGCAGTTACAGCAAGCACATAGCGCTCAATATCTTCTACGAGCGTATTATTGGTGCGGCTGATGACTTTGCTGAAGCGTACCAAGGCCGATACGGTTTAATTGGCCCTATTACTCTGAATTCGGCAAAAAAGACATCTAACATCATTGAATTCTTGCAAGCCTCGCTTGCTGAAATTGAAGGTGCTCGTTACGATGTATGCGATAAAACTGATTCATCGCTTCAGCAACTGATAGATAATATCGTTGAGATTTATTTGCGTACCCTCTACAAACTCCGCTTTTTGGCATAAGGAAACATCATGGCAAATTACACCCAAGCCGCTGCAACGACACAAGTCAAAGTTGGGGCTGGCAAACTGTTCGGTATCTTTGTGACAGCATCTTCAAGCGGCACTTTGACAATCTATGACTCAGGCGCGTCAAGCACTGGTGACCCTAAGATTGCCGATACATTTTCTGTGACCGCAGGCACAACCTACTTGAACTTTCCTGCGGGTTTGTTCTTCAACAAAGGTCTGTACATAGTGCTTGCGGGTACTTCTGCGGCCTTTACTGTTGCATACGAATAAAGGTTAATCATGGCCGTCTTTCTCTCCCCCGTGGGCGGCGCAGCGGCCCAGTTTTTTAACAACAATGGTGTGATCTTGTCAGGCGGCAAGCTCTACACCTATGCTGCTGGTACAACCACACCTCAAGTCACATATACATCTTCTAGTGGTGTAACAGCGCATACCAACCCAATCATTTTGGATTCTGCGGGTCGAGTACCAGGCGGTGAGATTTGGATAAATTCACCGCCATATAAATTTGTTTTAAATACATCTGCGGATGTGCTTATTGCAACATACGACAACATAACTGGGCTTGGTGCGGCAGCGTATCAAGTTCAAAATTTTACTGGCACAGGATCACAAACGGTCTTTACGTTGAGTACTGCCTCTCTTGGAGAGAATTTTACTTTTGTGTATATCAACGGCGTATATCAACAAAAAAACACATACACCGTAGCAGGTACAAGTTTGACATTTTCACAAGCACCGCCTATTACTTCAACCATTGAAGTCATGTATAACTGAGCATGACTAACAGCAAAATATCAGCACTGACTTCAGCTACTACGCCGTTGGTGGGTACTGAGACTTTGCCGATTGTTCAAGGTGGCGCAACAGTCAAAACCACCGTTGCTGACATTACTAACGGTGGGGGATATGCGGGTTCTTTTACTACACTTGCGTCAACAGGTAACACTACCCTTGGCGATGCGACCACTGACGTTGTGACGGTGAATGGGTACATAGGGGTGGGCGGCGCTGCGGTTTCTAGTGGCGGTATTAGGCTAACTTCAACCGCTTTAACTGGCACAGATCAAGCGGGAATAATCTCACTGCCAACAATTACAAGTGCTTCAACAATTACGGGCAACGGTGTTAGTTCTAGAGTGTCCACCGCAGCCGCAGCGTTTACCGTTGCTAACCTACACGCTTTTTATGCGTTCAATGCAGTCAAAGGCGCTGGGTCAACTATTACAAACCAGCATGGTCTTTACATTGTTGACCAAACTCAAGGTACAAACAATTACGGTATCACCAGCACAGTTACCAGCGGTGCAAACAAATACAACATCTACGCTTCTGGTACAGCGCAAAACTATTTTTCTGGGAATGTACTTATATTTGGTGCTGGTGGCCTCGGCTATGGCACTGGCTCGGGCGGTACTGTTACCCAAGCAACATCTCGCACAACTGGCGTGACGTTAAATAAAACCAATGGTGCTATTACTCTTGTTTCTGCTGCTGGCCTTGCAACTTTTCAAAGTTTTACCGTTACCAATTCAACCGTGGCGGCTACTGATGTTGTTCACGTTACGCAAAAGTCAGGCACTGATTTATATCAAATATTTGTCACGGCTACCGCTGCGGGTAGCTTTCGGATAACTTTTGCAACAACAGGCGGCACAACAATTGAACAACCCGTGTTCAATTTTGCAGTAATCAAAGGAGTAACAGCATGAGTTATCTTGCTTCTGTAACCCACGACATAAAGTCAAACACGTTAGAAGCTACTTGGCTTGAACTTGTTGGCGAAGAACTCAAACGAGTTAAAAGCCGAAATTACTCCCAAGAACAAAAAGCCGAGTTTGAAACAGATGTTGAAAACGGCTCCAAGTACACTGCATTGGCTAACTGGTAAAAGGAATAGATTATGGCACTGACCAAAGCAACATATTCGATGATAAACGGCGCAAGCCTAAACGTGCTTGACTTTGGCGCTGTTGGCAATGGGGTTGCGGATGACTCTGCTGCAATTCAGGCTGCTATCAACGCTACACCTGATGCTGGCGGGTCGGTGTATTTTCCAAACGGAACTTACCTTGTCAACACAGGCATTACTTTAAAAAGCCGTGTTACTTTGTTTGGAAACGACCGAAACAACACCACCATCAAAGCTGGCACTGCTGGCATTACCGTACTTGGCTTATCGGGAACCGCATACAACATGCGAATTAAAAGCCTTGCGGTAGAGGGAAATGATTTGGCCGCAAAGGGAATTGCCATTCTTGGTACTACCCTTGGAAGCAGCGCACATCACATTATTGAAGATGTGTTTGTCAACGGCTGCACCACAAACAACATTCACCTTAAGTTCATCATTTACGGGCGAATAGTAAACGTGTACTCAGCTCAAGGAACTTCAACAGCGCCGCCTGTTTCGGTCTTGCTTGAGGATATGTACAACACAATGTTTGAGCAGTGCGTTTTTTATAACGGCACTACATCCACAGTTCACTTGATTCGTGGAACAGAAAACTATTTCCACAGAACAACCGTTTACAACGATGTCGCCTATTCAGCCACTCAACTTCTTCTAATTGATTCTGGTAGTAAACACTCGTTTACAGAATGTATATTTGAGCCACAAGGCGCTGCAAACGTCACTAATACTGTAACTATTAACGACACTTTGGATGGGAGTTGCACTGACCATTATTTTATGTCGTGTGATTTTATTGGTATAGCAAACACTAAAACACATGACCTTAATATTGGTACAACTGGCACTGTGTTTAAAACAAGAATTCAAAACTGTAAATTTATTAAACCAACAGCAACAGACAGCATTAAATTTACAAACCAAACAAATAGCTTTGTTATTGGATGCGTTGATTTTGTTACTTACGATACGCCCGTTTATGCTCCAGTTACGATATTAAACGCTGGCGGTAACTTTATTTACGTAGAAAATAGGCCTGGAGAATTTTCTAGAGCAGCTCCAATACAAGACAACGCAAACCTTCTTGGGACTTCTAGTCTTCGCTGGCAAAGCACCTATACGGTTGATTTGCGAGTTGGTACAGACCAGAGAATTTGGACATCTGCGCCAGGTTCGCCAGAAGGCGCTGTTACAGCAAGTATTGGTTCGCTTTTTACACGAACTGATGGCGGTGCTGGCACAACGCTGTATGTCAAAGAATCAGGAACTGGAAACACAGGATGGGTGGCAAAATGAAAATTTATCGTGACGCTCAAGGCATTTGCATCAATATTGGCGAATGGGATTACCAGATCAAAGTTGTAGATGGTGTTGAAACCATCAATAATCCATTGCCCGAAGGTGCGACAGAACATGATGCTGAAGTCGTAATTGGTTACGATGGTGGTCTTTATTTGGCTGATGATCCAAGACGTTTACAGCCAGCTTACCAAACAGCCCAAATTCAAGCATAATGCTGAAAACCGTACTGGTGCGATCACCAGGGAATCTTTGAGATTCAAAAATGACTGAAGAAGTCCAACAAACCTTAGCGGAAGTTGACTCCGCGCCAGCTCCAGAAGTGACGGCCACTCAGGAAGCAACTCAAACGCCGGAAGTCGCTGAAGAAGCAAAAGAGCCTTCAAGGGTTTTTACCCAAGAAGAACTTGATGCAGCAATTGGCAAAAGGCTTGCAAGAGAGCAACGTAAGTGGGAAAGAGACCAGACTCAACGTCAAGCTGAAGCCCAGACGCTGAGAGCGCCAGCAAACGTCCCGCCAGTCGATCAGTTTGAAAGCCCTGAAGCCTATGCAGACGCATTGGCCTACCAGAAAGCCGAACAACTGCTTGCCCAACGAGAAGAAGCAAGGCAGCAATCTGCAATTCTTGAGACCTACCACGAAAAGGAAGAGGAAGCTCGGACGAAGTACGACGACTTTGAACAAGTCGCCTACAACCCCAAGTTGCCAATTACTAACGTGATGGCTCAGACGATTCAAGCCTCGGACATTGGCCCTGAAGTAGCTTACTACCTCGGCGCTAACCCCAAGGAAGCAGATCGTATTTCTCGCTTGGCACCATTCGTGCAAGCCAAGGAAATTGGGAGGATTGAGGCCAAGTTGGCTACCGATCCTCCTGTGAAAAGAACTACGTCAGCGCCAGCACCAATTTCGCCTGTTACAGCTCGCTCCTCTGGAGGCCCAGCTTATGACACTACAGACCCACGGTCTACCAAGACCATGACGGACTCGCAGTGGATTGAAGCTGAACGAGCAAGACAGCGTAAGAAGTGGGAAGCACAAAACCGCTAAACAATTTTTAAAGGACTTTTTTCATGGCTAATAGTATCTTAACGATTGACATGATCACCCGTAAAGCTCTCGAGATTCTCGAGAACAACTTGGTGCTCACCCGTAACGTGAACCGTCAGTACGACGACAGCTTCGCTGTTGAAGGTGCCAAGATTGGTTCGACCCTGCGTATTCGTTTACCTGACCGCGCTTTGGTAACCGACGGTGCCGCCTTGCAAGTGCAAGACGACAACGAACAGTTCACCACTTTGGCCGTGTCTACCCAAAAGCACATTGGTGTCAACTTCACATCTGCTGAATTGACCATGCAATTGGATGACTTTGCAGAACGTGTTCTGAAGCCCCGTATCAGCCAGTTGGCCTCCAGCATTGATGCTGACGTTGCCAATGCGTACAAAACCATCGGTAACACTGTTGGCACCCCTGGCACCACTCCTTCTACTTCTTTGGTCTTGTTGCAAGCCCAACAGAAGTTGAACGAAAATGCTGCCGTGATGTCACCACGTTACGCTACTGTCAATCCTGCCGCTAACGCTGGTTTGGTTGAAGGCATGAAGGGCTTGTTTAACCCCACCGACACCATCAGCAAGCAGTTTAAGAACGGCATGATGGGCACTGGCGTGTTGGGCTTTGATGAAGTCAACATGTCTCAGTCAATCAAGCAGCACACTACTGGCACCCGCATTGCTACAGGCAATACCACTGGCGCTGCTGTAACAACTGAAGGTGCTTCTACCCTCACGTTGACTGTTGGCTCTGGTGAACTGATTGCTGTTGGTGACGTGTTTACGATTGCTGATGTTTACGCTGTAAACCCACAAACCCGTGAGTCCACAGGCGCGTTGTTCCAGTTTGTGGCCTTGGCGTCTTCGACCGTTACCACTACTGCTACTGTGACCGTAGCGCCCATGTATTCAGCAGCTCACGCTTTGGCTACCATGTTGACTTTGCCTGCTACTGCCAAAGCCGTTGTGTTTGTCGGTACAGCCAGCACTCAGTATCCCCAAAACTTGGTTTACCACAAAGATGCGATCACTTTTGCAACCGCCGACTTGTTGCTGCCCCAAGGCGTCGATATGGCTGCTCGCGCAGTTCATAACGGTATCAGCTTGCGCGTTGTTCGTCAGTACGACATCAACAACGACCGTATGCCTTGCCGTATTGACGTACTGTATGGCTTCAGCACAATTCGTCCACAGATGGCCTGCCGCATCTGGGGTTGATCAGAAACTTTTTTAAAGGAAAATTATCATGGCATTACCTAATTCTGGCGGTGGCTACCAAGTCGGTGACGGCAACCTGAACGAAATTGACTTGTATGCAACAGCGTCTCAACAGACCGCAACCGCAACTGCAACCCTGACCGTTGCACAAATTACGGGCAATTTGTTGGTGGGTAACCCCTCCACAACCGCTGCTACGTACACTTTGCCAACGGCAACCGCAATTGATGCGGTTATAACTAACGCAAAAATTGGCAGTACGTTCAATTTGACTGTTATTAACCTTGGCACTTCCACCGGCCTCATCACAATGGCTGTTGGAACTGGCATCACTGCGGTTGGCAACTTGGTTGTTGCTATTACCGGCAGTGCGGCAGGTGTTGGTGGCGCAGCGCAGTTCATGTTCCGCAAAACTGGCGACGCTGCATACACTTTGTATCGTATTGCTTAAACCTAAATAGGGGCTTCGGCCTCTATTTTTTAAAGGAAAAATCATGCCAAATACTATTGCTGTAGGCGTCGCGTTTGAAGACGCACAACTAAACGGCGCAATCATGGGTAAAACTGGTGGAACTGCGGGTTTCTATGGAACCACGCCAATTACACAAGCTGCGGCCATTACTGCGGTCGGAAATACTGCTACGGGGACTGAGCTGGCAACCGCCATCAATGCTCTTCGTGTGGCGTTAAAAAACATCGGCATCACTGCCTAAACCAACAGGGGGCTAATCACCCCCTTCTTTTTATGCCTGTTATTTATATGTCTCACCCCGTTCATGGTGCAAAGGTTGCCACTATGGAACTTGAAGCCGTTTATGATGAAACAAATGGCTGGACAAGGTATACTTTGGATACGCCTGTTGAGGCGGCTCCTGTTGCAAACAAATTGGAAGTTAAACGTCGTCGTGGCCGACCTAGTTTAGAGGCGGCAGAACAAGGAGCGTAACATGGCCATATACACCGCTGGCGATCAAATCAACAGAGCATTGCGATTGCTCGGCGTATTGGCTGAAGGCGAGACAACTTCCGCGTCTGTGTCTGAAGATTCGCTGATGGCATTGAATCAAATGATCGACTCTTGGAATACCGAGCGTCTATCTGTTTTTAGCACCCAAGATCAGATATTTACTTGGCCTGCCGGTCAAATTACACGCACCCTTGGCCCATCAGGTAACTTTATAGGCAACCGCCCCGTGTTGCTAGATGACGCCACCTACTACCGCGACGCAGGCACCAACGTGTCTTACGGCATCAAATTTATCAACCAACAGCAATATGACGGCATTGCTGTTAAAACCGTAACGTCAACGTATCCACAGGTCATTTTTGTCAACATGACCTACCCTGACGTTACGATGACCATCTACCCGCAGCCTACACGGGACTTGGAATGGCACTTTGTTTCGGTTGAAGAGCTGACCCAGCCTGCTAACTTGGCAACAAATATTCTGTTCCCACCAGGCTATTTGCGAGCTTTCACCTACAACTTGGCTATGGAAATTGCGCCTGAGTTTGGCGTGGAGCCAAGCCCCCAAGTGCAGCGCATTGCAATGACTTCTAAGCGCAATTTGAAGCGCATTAACAATCCTGATGACATTATGTCTATGCCTTACGCTATTGTGTCATCCCGTCAACGTTTTAACATTTTTGCAGGAAACTACTAATATGGCCACCATCGCAATTTCATCTCTCCCCGTTGCAACTGCTGCTGCTGCTGCTGATGTCTTGCCAATTGTGCAATCAGGCACAACAAAACAAGTCACCAATGCGTTATTGTTTACCAATGCAACAATGGTTGCGCCTGTTTTAGGCACCGTTGCCAGTGGCAATATTAGTGCTTGCACAAGTACAGGATTAGTGTTGACTGCACCTGTATTGGGGACAGTTGCAAGCGGCAATATTAGTGCCTGCACTAGTACAAGTATGGTTATGGTTACCCCTGTTATTGGCGCAGCTACAGGTACAAGTTTGACTGCCACAGGTGTGATTGCTTCAACAGGCACGGCTGGCGTAGGCTACGCAACTGGCGCTGGTGGCGCAATTACGCAAATAACAAGTCGCACCACGGGCGTGACGCTAAACAAAACAACGGGTGCAATCACTCTGTTTAGCGCAGCAGGAACGACTGTTGCGGCAACATTTACCGTGACCAACAGCACCGTGGCAGCAACCGATGTCATTATTCTTAACCAAAAGTCAGGCACTGACTTGTATGACTTGATGGTCACTGCTGTGGCTGCGGGAAGTTTTAATATCACATTTCGCACTACTGGCGGCACAACCACAGAAACACCCGTATTTAACTTTGCGGTTATCAAAGCAGTTGCGGCCTAATGAAAACGCCGATTCTTGGGTCGGCGTATGTTGCCCGCAGTATTAACGCTGCGGATAACCGCATGGTCAATCTGTTTCCTGAAGTTATTCCCGAAGGCGGTAAAGAACCAGGCTTTCTTAACCGCGCCCCTGGACTTAACTTTCTGCAATCAGTAGGCACTGGCCCGATCCGCGCTTTGTGGGCGCATCAAACCAATGGCAGTGATTTCTTTGTTGTGTCGGGCAATCAGTTTTTTAAACTGACTGGCTTGAATGCCACCCCTACGCTGTTGGGCACCGTGACTGGCACAGGCCCTGTGTCTATTGCCGACAATGGAACGCAGATCTTTTTGGCTTGCAACCCTGACGGCTTTATCTACAACGAAGTCACCGACGTATTTGCCCAAATCACAGACCCTGACTTTGCTGGTGCAGTAACAGTAGCGTACCTTGACGGTTACTTTGTATTCAATCAACCCAACAGCCAAATCCTTTGGGTGACGCAATTACTAGACGGCACTTCAGTTGATCCGTTGGACTTTGCAAGCGCTGAAGGCTCACCCGACGGCGTGGTGGGCATCATTGCCGACCACCGTGAGCTGTGGGTGTTTGGTACTGATTCAGTAGAAGTTTGGTACAACTCCAGCGCGGCTGACTTCCCTCTGACCCGCATCCAAGGCGCTTTCAATGAGATCGGCTGCGTATCAGCGTACACCATCGCTAAGATGGACAACGGCTTGTTTTGGTTGGGCACAGACGCCCGTGGCCAAGGTATTGTCTACCGCGCCAATGGCTACACTGGTATTCGTATTTCTACCCACGCGATTGAATACGCTATTGCCCAATACGGCAACATCTCGGACGCTATTGCTTACACATACCAACAAGAAGGCCATGCCTTTTATGTGCTGACATTCCCAAGCGGCAACGCTACATGGGTTTATGACGTATCAACGCAAGCATGGCATGAACGTGCTGGCTTTGATAACGGTGATTTTATGCGTCACCGTAGCAACTGCCAATGTAACTTTGGTGGCAATATCATTGTTGGCGACTTTGAAAACGGTAACATCTACACGTTTGACTTGGATGTATACGCCGACAATGGCGGCATCCAAAAGTGGTTGCGGAGCTGGCGAGCGTTGCCGACTGGCCAAAACAACCTCAAACGCACCGCGCACCACAGCTTGCAATTAGACTGTGAAACAGGCGTGGGGCTGAATTTATACCCTGCATACGACAGCGAAAATATTGACACTGAGTCAGGGTTAGATCTTGTGGCCGAATATGTGCAGACGTTTTTGGCGACTCAATCAGGCGTTACATTGACCACTGAAGCAGGCGATGGTTTTGAACCTTTAGGCCAATACGAACTGTCGGATACCGACATTACTGGGTACAACTTAGTCACTAACTCATACCTTGCTGCACCAGGCTATGACCCCGAGGTCATGTTGCGTTGGTCGGATGACGGCGGTCACACATGGAGCAATGAGCATTGGTCACCAATTGGCAAAATTGGTGCGTATGGCCACCGAACCTTTTGGCGCAGGCTTGGCATGACGCTCAAGCTGCGCGACCGTGTATACGAACTCTCAGGCACTGACCCCAACAAAATAGCCATCATGGGCGCAGAATTGATCTTAAGCCCGACCAATTCTTAATCATGGCCACCAGTCCAAACGCCACCCAGATCACGCCTCCACGGGTGCCGATTATTGATCAGCGAACTGGTGCGGTGTCGCGGGAATGGTATCGGTGGTTTTACAGTCTGTACAACATTGTTGGTGGTGGGCTTGGCATTATTCCGGTAAGTAGCGGCGGCACAGGGTTATCCACTATTCCAACCAACGGCCAACTGCTGATTGGTAACGGCACAGGGTATACCCTAAACACTCTTGGCTTTGGCGCAGGCATTTTGGTCACCAATGGTGTTGGCACAATATCAGTAGCTAATACGGGTGTGTTGTCAAACATTGCTGGCACAGGTATATCAGTGTCCGGCGCAACAGGCAACGTGACAATAACCAACACTGGTGTGCTGTCGTTCTCAGGCGGCACGACCGGCTTAACGCCTGCTACAGCAACCACAGGCGCTATCACCCTTGCAGGCACCTTGGGTATTGCCAACGGCGGTACAAACGGTTCTTCAACGCCTGCGGCTGGCGCTGTACCCTACGGCACGGGAACGGCTTATGCATTTACTGCGGTTGGCACAGCAGGCCAAGTGTTGACCAGCAACGGCGCTGGAGTGCCCACATGGACGACAAATGCCGGTGGAGATGTCACAGGGCCAGCGTCATCGACTGACAATGCTATTGCAAGGTTTGATGGCGTTACTGGCAAAATTATCCAAAATTCTGTCACTCTTATTGATGACACTGGCAATGCTAGTGGTATCTTGTCTCAACAATTTAGCAATGGCTCTGCCGTCACTCTTGCCGCAGGAAAGATGTGGTACGACGGTTCTACAGGCGCTTGGAATTTGGGCATGGGTAATGGCAACATTACTCAGCAAGTTGGCGAAGAAATATTTGTTTACGGCAAAGCGTCTGCCGCTATTACAGACTCACCTCTGCAAATTATTTACCATACAGGTGTTGTTGGGGCTAGTGGCGTTATTACTTTTGCCCCTACGATTGCAGGAATTACAGATAGCAATGCGATTGTTGGTGTAGCTACCGAATCTTTGGCTCTTAATGATTTTGGACGGACTACTGTTTTTGGGACAGTGCGTGGAATTACAACTAACGGTAGTGCTTTTGGAGAAACTTGGGCAGATGACGATCCCATTTGGTACAACCCAGTAACGGGTAACCCGACCAAAGTTGAACCTGTTGCACCAAACATTAAGATACAAGTTGGCTATGTAATTAAAGCTGGCGCGGGTGGGTCTGGTTCTTTTCACGTTGAAATTATTCGCGGCTCTAAACTTGGTGGCACAGACTCAAATGTAGAGTTTGGCACATTAGTTAATACTGACTTGATCCAGTACAGCACATCATTAGGCTATTGGACAAATGTCACGCCAGCGTCGGTGATTAATGCCTCTGGCGGTGCGCCGGTCACTAAGACTGCCAACTTTACAGTAGCGGCCAGCGAAAACTGGCTGATCAACAACAAGTCTGGCTCGACCTGTACGGTGACTTTGCCGACAGCGTCTAGCTGGACGGGTCGGGTTTTGCGGTTTCAGAACTACCAAATCCAAGCAGTTGCATCGGCGTCGTCAAATGTGGTACCTTTGACCGGCGGTGCGGCGGGTACGTCTATCTTGTTGGCCAGCTCGGGCGACGCGGCCACGCTGGTGTCTGACGGCTCCAACTGGTTGATGACACAATATATACCTAACAACATCCTTCTTTTGGAGTAACTGATGATCCATCACCATTTCAGCTCAGGTGTGTATGCTAAAGAAATGCGGATGCCAGCAAACTATTTGCTGCTACACCATAAGCATACGTTTTCGCATTTGTCTATATTGGCTAGCGGATCAATAGAATTGATTATTGATGGCGAAAAGAAAGTTATCCATGCTCCTGCCTGCTTGACTATTGCGGCGGATAAGCATCACGGCGTAAAATCGCTCACAGACGTGGTTTGGTATTGCATCCATGCAACAGACTGTACAGACGAAGACAAGATTGATGAAGTTTTGACAGAACCGCATGATATGGCGCAAGTAATGTCAATTGCACAAAATTTAGTTAAGGAGAATTAATATGGCCGCATGGATGCTTCCCGCCGCAATTATCGGCAGTTCACTTTTTGGTGCGGATGCAGCTAGTAGCGCTGCCGATACACAAGCCGCAGCAGCAGATCGTTCTGGTGCGTTGCAACGCGAAACCGCTAAAGAACAGTTAGCGCTTCAAACGCGTATGTACGAAGAAAACGTAGGGCGGCAAAAACCTTTCTACACCGCTGGCGTCAATGCGTTGCCTGAATTAGTTCAAGCGTCTAGGTACACGCCATTTAGTATGAAGACTTTCCAACAAGACCCAGGCTACGCATTTCGGTTGAAAGAAGGCCAACAAGCACTTGACCGATCTGCCGCAGCTCGCGGTGGCTTAATTTCTGGCGCGGCGTTAAAAGCCGCGCAACGCTACGGTCAAGAAATGGGTAGCCAAGAATACATGAACGCTTTTAATCGCTATCAGACTGAACGTGCAGCACGTCTGCAACCCTTGCAATCGTTGACTGGTATGTCGCAAACAACCGCTAATACACTTGGCACTGCGGGGCAAAACTATGCAGGCAGCTCGGCAAATATTGCCGGAAACATGGCAGCTAATGTTGGTGAAGCGTACCAAGGCGCTGCTAACGCTCGCGCGTCTGGATATGTAGGCGGCGCAAACGCGTTGACCAGTGGTTTAGGTACATACTTAAATTACCGCCAAGGAAATAATATGCTTGATGTATTTCGTGGTGGTGGCGGTGGGTATGGAGCACCTGCGGGCTATGGCACAGTAGTGCCTGGCGATTATTCATCCATGCAAGGATAAATTATGCCCATCGATCCTAGAATTGCTCTTGGCGTTCAGCCACTTCAAGTTGCCGACCCAATGGCAAGATATGGTCAAATGCAAAACCTTTTGGCATCGCAATCTCAACTGCGTAGCGCTGAAACTCAACAACAAGTGTCGCAAATGCAACTTGATCAAATGCGCCGCGATGAAGCCACGCTTAAACAAATTCAAGCTAAAGCCGTACAGGGTGGTGGCCCTAGTGACTTAAATAAAATTGCCGAAGCGTATATCAACTCAAGCAACCCTAAGTTTGTTGAGTTTGGTGTTGGCTTGCGTCAGAAGCTAGATGAGCAGGCAAAATTTGCCCAAATTATGGGCTTAGGTTTCGCTTCAACGCCAGCTATGCCTAGTGTTGCGCCTGCGTCTGGTGCTTTGGGTTCAGGCACGTATGACCCTAACGCCCCAGTATCTGCGCCAATGTCTACGTTAGCGCAAAGATCAGCTACAGGTACGAACTTACCATCCATTGGCGCAACCAACCAGTTGGCACCAGCGCCTGCGGCTCCTGTCAATCGGCTTGCACCTGGAGTAGACGTAAGCGCTTTGCGCCGTAAACGCGATGCTCTTTTGGCTATGGGTACAAACCAATCAATTGCGGCGGCGCGAGCCATGGACGCTGATATTGCTTTGGCGTCCAAAGAACCGGCATATCAAAATGTTGCCGGCGTGGGATTAGTTGACCCTCGCGATGGCCGCGTCATAGTGCCATCGGTCGAATCTACAGACCCTGTCGTTAAACAATACGAATACGCTAAAGGCCAAGGTTTTGTGGGCACACTGTTTGAATTCAAGCGAAAACTTGCTGAAGCTACGCGCGCGCCTGCTCAACCTCGTGCAGAGCAACCTCCTGTTGCGGTTATTGGGCCAGATGGTAAAGAAATTTATGTTACTCGTGAAGAAGCATTAACTAACCGAATGTCGCCCGCAGGAAAATCAGCATTAACAGAATCTCAAGGTAATGCAGCCATGTTTGGTAGTGCTATGGCACAAGCTCAACAAGTGCTAACTCAAGCAGAAAGAGAAGGCACAACAACTGGAGCTGGCACAGTTAATTTGGCTCAAGGAATTGTCAAGTATGTGCCTTTAGGCGTTGGCGATAAGTTGGTAAATGACATTTATGCGTTAGCGGTAAATGATCCAACCAAACTGTTTGGGCCTGATGTGAATCAACAAAAAGTTGGTCAAGCACAATTGGCCTTTGCTATTGCTTATTTGCGTAAAACGTCTGGCGCTGCTTTTGGAGCATCTGAAGTTGCAAATACGATTATGGAATATTTTCCATCTGTTGGCGAAGATAAAGCAGTTGTAAAGCAAAAAGCAGAATCAAGAAAAAGAGCAATTGCAGGCATGAAAATGGGTGCTGGTCGAGAAGGTGCAAAGTTTATTGAACAATATGAATCACCTTCTGGTGGTACATCAGGTTCAGGTGCAAGCGCATCCGATCCTTTGGGCTTGTTCCCTGCTAAAAAACCATAGGCGGTTGAAATGGCAACACTTATTGAATTTCGCCAACAAAATCCTGAGTACAACAATGTGCCAGACCTTGCATTGGCTGATGCGTTGCACCAAAAGTTTTATGCAGACAAGATTCCACGACCTGATTTTTTTAAAAAATTAGGTTTGGTGGGTGCCGATATACCTGGTGCAGAAAACGTCATAAGTTTGCCCAAGCAAGAAGTGTCCTTGCGTGACCGGATTATGGGTGTTGTTGAAACTCCAGCAATCATTGCTGGCAATATAGGCAAAGCAGTTGCAACCCCATTTGCTCAAATGGTTGGTGAAGCCTATGGTGGGTATGGAACTCCACAAGGCAAAGAAGCTGGCCAAGCTGCAGCTCAAGCAACTGCGGCTCAGTTTTACCAACCGCGCACAGAAACAGGCCCACAAATAACTGGTGCAATTGGCAAGTTTTTGGGTGCTGTTCCACCCACACCATTGAGCAGTGCAGGGACGGCCTTGAGCACCCTTGCGCCTGCTGCAGTCAATCAGTTAAGCCCTATAGTCAGGCAGGCCGTTGCTCCTACTAGGAACGTGCTAGCAAGTGCCATGACACGCCAACAGCCAACCATGCAAGGCATGGGTGCTGCAAGCACTGCTGAAGACTTAATGCGGGAAGAGCGCCTGCAAAGATTGAATCTGCCTGCCACAGCTGGTGAGCGCACAAAGAACTTGGCGCAACAACAATTTGAGTCTGACATTGAGCGCGGCGCCATTTCTGGTGTTAGTGAAGGCAAAAAAGAAAAACTTATTGCAGAAATGAGTAGATTTAGAGAACAACAAAAAGAAGCCATTTCTAGAAAACTTGAAAGCATGACCAGTCAAACTGGCGCCGAGGTTGCAGACCCAACCCAAATGCGACAAGTTGGCAAACTTGTTGATGAAGCTGTGGTTAATGCGTTTGAAAAGAAATTTAATACATACAAGCAAGCCTATGCAAAAGCAGATACTGCTGGCGAAACTTTGCAAGAAGTTCCATATCAAAGCATTCTTGATTTCATAAATCAAAAAACACCAACAATGAGACAAAAGATAGATCCAATTTTGGATTCTGTTGCTGAATCATTAAAGATGAATGATCCAACCGGCAAAGGAACAATTTCAATTCGCGCATTGGAAGACGTATACCAAGAAGCTGGCAAAGTCAAAGGCTCACCTAATGCAAAACAATTAAAAGAACTTATTGACCAAGCTACTGAAGGCGCTGGCGGTGATCTGTACCGTTCCGCTAGAGCGCAGCGCAAACAGTTGGCTAGAGAATTTGAAAATGTGTCTAGGGTCGATAAATTGCTTGGCACCAAAGCTGGCTATACAGACAGGCAAATTGCTTATGAAGACATTTTTAAGCACGTTGTGCTAGATGGCAGTTTGGAAGAAATGCGAACCGTCACTACTTTGCTTAAAAAAGCTGGTCCACAAGGTAGGCAGGCATACGCTGAATTACAAGGCCAAACCATTCAGCACTTGAAAGACTTGCTCACAAAGGGTGATCAAATGTCGTTTAAGAATTTTAATACCGCGGTCAAGCAATTAGATTATGACGACAAGTTGGTTTATATGTTTGGCAAAAGAGGCCGTGAC